TTTGAGCCGAGCTATAGGCCGCAGGCGTGGAGAATATCCCGCCATTGGCCGTGAAGGTTCCTGTCGGGTTGAAAAAGAACTGTGCCCGCCCGTACACATAGCAATTATCCACCGAGGCCAGATCGAAAAGCGCCACCGTTCCGTTGTTCGGCGCGTAAGTCACGGTCGCGCCTGGAGCCCAATCATAAATCACCCCATCCACGGCGATATTAGTGATCGGGGTATAACTTCCGGGAGCCACATGAATCACGTCTCCGCTTTGTGCCACAGCGGCGGCGGCGGCCAGTGTCAGGAACGGCTTGGCCGCATTCTGCCGCGCGCCCGTCGCATCGCTGCCAAACACCGCATCCACCCAAGTCTGTTTTCCAGAATTAGAAGTTCCGCCGCCCCCACCTCCACCCGCCGAGCCATAAGGATAAAGTATGTCCATGGTGTTTTATTTTCAGTGTTTCATTCCCTTGAGAGTGATCGCCAGCCGTGCCCGCTGGCCCAGCTTTCCGCCCTTGCCCGCGGCAGCCTTTATCTTGGCCAGCGGGATTTTCTTCCCTGTCGCCACCCCCAGCTGCTTGTGCAGCGCACCGGGATGCTTGATCGCCGCCGAGATGAAATGTTTGGCCTTCATGGTTTCTTGGCTTTCCCCTTCAAATTCATTTTCCTATCTCTCAACTCTCACCTTTCAACCCTCAACTCCTCCTCACGTCCCCCTCAGTTGCTGCACCGTCAGCGTGGCATCCGCGCTCACGCGCACAAAGATCGCGCTGATCCATTCGCTCTTGCTCATCTCCAGGATCGTGCCCGCCACTAGCTGCACGGCGTTGGCCGTGCTCGGAGGGGTCTCGCCATGCACGCTCATATAGATGTCATTCGAGTAAATCTGCAGCCGCACGATCTGCGTGTTCGGGTGCAGCCCGTTCGCGCCGATAAAGGCGCTGTCCGTCGCCGCCACGATCGGCGTGCTCGAGATCGTTTTTGTCATGGCCTTTGCGCCTTGCACGACCGTCAGCGAGTTCCGCGCGTTGCTCTGGTGTTGTGATACTGATCCCATGGTATTTTTCTCCTTTAGATTGATTTTGCGCCTTCGCGCCTTTGCGTGAGCTCTTTATTATTCCGATTCCTGCTTTCCTGGATTACTGCTTAAAATTTGTGTTTCCGCTCTCTCAACTTTCACCTCTCAACCCTCAACTCCACCTCAGCTCGCCTTCCTCCACTTCATCACCTGTCCCTGCTGCGCTCCCGCCAGCAGTTGCGCTTGGAACAGTTCATCATCCCCCACCGCCGCCTCCTGCAGTGCGGATTCGCGGTTGCCATTGTAGCGCAGCCAGTCCGCGCAGGCTTTGCTCGCCACGCAGCTCTTCAGCCAGGCCGGGAACAGCACCCGCTGCCAGCTGGCCGGCGTGGTCTCCGGGCTCTGTCCGGCCGTGGTGTTCACGATGCACTTCCAGTAATCGCCCTCGAGGTCTTGCGTCGTGCCTTCGAAATAAATCGTGTCGCTCGTGGCCGCAGCATAGGTCGCACCAGCGTCAAACACCCCGCCGCGGAAGTTCGGCTTCGGCAGGCGGAAGCGCACATACACCCGGTTCGGCACCAGGTAGTCACAGGAGAGCATTCCCATCCATCGGTGCGTGTACGGCGTGCTCAGCACATGGGCCCCCTTGCTGTCGACCAGGTAGCGGATGCGCCGCGGCCGGTCTTCCGTCTCTGGGTTGTCAAGATAGAGCCCGAGAAATTCCCCGATCGTGTTCGTCTCCCACGATTGCGCATTGGCCACATACGGGTCAAAGACCGTCAGGATGCCAAATTTCGTCGGGTCCAGGCTGCCACCGCTCGTGTGTGCCAGGTAGCACATCTTGAAGAGCCCGTCCGCCGGGTCGCGCACGATCAGGCCGGGGGTGTATAGCGTGGCCGTCAGCCAGTCGGGGCCCGTGTACGGTCCGCTCGCCACCGCCCAGTAGGCGCTGTTCACCACATAGGTGCCGGCGGTCAGCGTGGCCGGGGCGTTGCCCGTGGTCGCCCGCAGCGCCTGGTAATAGGTCTGCGTCGGCGGAAAATACACCTCACTCGCGCTCGTCGCCGTGGGCGCGGCATAGGTCGTCGCCCCGTCATAGGGCGCGCGGTAAAACCGCTTCTCACAGAAAGTCGTGCCCGGCCACCACCAGCCCACCCACGCCCAGTCGCGCAGCTGCCGGTTGATGAAGCTGTCAAACTTGTCCTGCTGCTCCGAAGTCAGCGTGCCCACATCCGCCCCACCCAGCGAAAGGGAGAGGTCGCGCACCGACTTGAAACTGCAGCTCTCATAGCTCATTTGATTCCGATTCCCGGCTTCCTGCTTTCCTAATTTAAAATCCGATTGTCTTTTCCTATTCCTGGTTTCCTGGCTTCCGAATTAAATTGATTGGTCGCCTTTCCCCCTTCCGGGTTTCGAGGCTTCCTGCTTAAAATTTCCGGTTCCGATCTCTCAGCTCTCAACCCTCAACTTTTAAACTCCCCTACGCCGCCCACCGGCCGCGTTTTCCCCTCACGCCCTGCCTCTGGCCGCCGAGGTCTCCGAAAATCGGGTTCGGCCGGTAGTTCTTCACCGCCAATTCCGGGTGGCGCTTCATCATGTACTTCATCTCGTGCTTCCAGAATTCCCGGCCTTCCCGCGCCTCCCAATAGGAGAATACTGTCTCGTCGATCTGCGCCACCAGCCGCAGCCCGTTGTGCCCGATCGGCGCCTCGCGCACGGCGCCCGCGATCCGGTTCTGCCGCTTCTGCGCCTCAAGGAAAACCTTCTCCTCATTCTCCCGTTCCATCGCCTGTAACTCGCGGGCGACGTCCTCCGTCATGTCCCCGAAGTCAGGGTGCACCACACGCATGTCCGGCATCACTCGCACGATCTTGGTCATGGCGGGTGTTTTTCTTTGCGCCTTGGCGTCTTTGCGTGAGATGTATTGAGCAGTGCGGGCGGCGTGATTTTCACGCCGCCCGCCTTTGTTCAGATCGTCGTGAAGTCCACGATCCGGAAGTACAGGTGCACATCGCCGAGCAGCAGGTCGGTGAGGTTGGCTCCCGTGGCGAGGAAGACCACGCCGAGGTCGTTGGCCACGGCGAAGACCTTCCGCCAGCCCTTGATCAGGGTGTTGGTCGCCGAGATTGCGGAGGTCAGCGCCGCGCTCTCCTGCGTGCCGTAGGTCTGGTCGACGCTCGAGCCGTCCACGTCCGCGATTTCCTGGGGGAAATAAAGGACGAAGGATCCGCTCGCGTGCACGCTCAGCGGCGCAAGGTAGCCCGACACCTTGTCCGTTCCGCTGGCCAGGTCGTAGCCGATGCCCAGCGTCAGGTCCGTGGTGCTCGTGCCGGAGAACTTCACTTTCACAAAGCCCTCCACGAATTGAGCCATCATGCCCGCTGCCATCGTGGCAAAAGGCTTGAGGGTTCCGGTGGTCGAGGCGGCCGCCGCGGCCGAGAGCGCACCATAGGTGTCCCCCGGTCCGTTGGCACCGTAACTCGTGGCCAGCGCCGCCGCCGTGCCGTTCAGGTCTGTCGCGGTGATGACCACGCGGTGGGTTGCCCCATGCCGCGCCATCTCCTCGACTCCAAGTGCTTCGATTTTCATGTGAGTGTTTTTTGAGTGTTTTTTGGCCTTTCGCCTGATTTCTGGTCTCTGGCTTCTGGCCTCTGGTTTTTAGCTCGCCGGGGCCCACTTGCCGAAGGGCAGCGGGTTGGTCACCGCCAGCGCGCCGGTGCAGGTCACGAGGAATTTCTGGTTGCGGCCGGTGCGCGCGAGGGGCAGCATGTACGGGGTGTCCGCCATGCGCAGCTCGAGCTTTTCCATCGGGCAGGCGTAGGCCAGCAGCTTGCTGGCGGTGCTCGTCGGGTCGCCGAGGGTGTTGATCCAGCGGGAAAGCCGCACCTTGAAGGTGCCGAAGTCCGTGGCCAGCACGTCGACCTTGCCGAGGATCACATCGTCCTCCGCGTCTTGGTTGAAGCGGCGCACAGAGGTCAGGCCCGCGTCCACCTTCTGGTAGTAGGTGATCCGGCCGAGGTTCCGCTTCCAGCTTGAGCCCGCCCACACGTCGATGTCCGAGGTCTCGTCGCCATGCTGGGTGAACATGCTTTCCGCCACGGCGGTGATCGTCGTGTCGTTGTAGTTGCCCGTGGTGGTGCTAGCGTCGATGCTGTCCGCCGGGGTCAGGTACGGGGCCGGCACCGGGTAGACCGCCTGCGCCGTCGACTTGATCCAGCCGCCGAGGCCGCGCGTGAGATTTGGAACCGTCGCGCTCACTTCGATCTGCGCCTCGTTGTCCGAGAGGAAAGTCGTCTCCATGTCCGTCTTCATCTCGACCAGCTTCTTCGCGATGGCCTTCGCCACCACGTTCTTCGGCGTCACGTCGTGCGCCAGGTGCATGAAGGTCACCGCGCTTCCACCCACCTTGGCCGCGCGTTCCCACGTCTGCACGCGGGCATAGAGCAGCCCGTCGTTCTGGCGGGGGTTCTGGTATTGCACGGGATCCGCCTCGTCGCCGGCACCGGCGGTCGAGGGCGTGTCGTATTTCTCAACCGGATATTCCAGCTGGGCGTTGACGGGTGCGGCGCCTTTCGGCACCGCGGAAGTGAACGGCAGGGAGCGTTTCTCCGCGTTCACGAAGGCTTCGGCAAGGTCCTGGAGTTTTCCAGTCGCCTCGCGCTCGACAAGTACACCGGGTGTGCTCATGTTCGTAAGTGTTTGGTTTTATTGATTGCGTTACATGCTGGCGGCGATGCTTGCGGTCAGGTCCCTGATATTGCCCGTGCCCTTGCTCAGGCGCTTGTCCACGGCGGCCTTCTGTGTGGCGGCCGATGATCTCGGAGGCACCATGCCCGTTCGCGCCGGCGAGGCCGGCGGCGTCCGTCTGATAGCCGGTCTGGCTTCTGGCTTCTGGCCTCTGGCTTCTGGCCTCTGGCTTTTCACTTCAGCAGTAAGCCGTTTGATCAGCTCCGGTGTCACCTGCACCCCCGCCGCGCGCAGCGTCTGCCCGATCAGGGCGTCCGCCGCCACCAGCTTGTAGTTGGGGCCCACCTTGCGCAGCGCGGGGTTGCTCTGCAGGAGCGCCTGCACCTGAGCGCCGGCCCCCTGCTTGGTGTCTTTCAACCACGGGTAGGCATTCACCGCCGCCGCGTCGAATTCACCCTTTTTGGCCAGGAATTTCTCCCTGGCCGGGATGTCCTCGTGGATCAGTTTGAACGTCTCACCCAGCAGTTCTCCCACGCCGGCCGCGTCGTACTCGATCGTCTTCGTCGGGTCGGCGGGATCCGGCAGCGTGATGCCGCCGGGACTGCGCAGCAGTCGCTGGTGCAGGTCCACGATATCCGCTCTCGTCTTACCCAGAGCATCCACCGAGTCCACATGATCCAGCTGCCCCGCGTCAAACCGGCCATTGCTGGCCGCTTCGAATGAGGCGATTCGTTCGTTGGCGGCGGCGAGTTCATCCTCAGCCGTCTTGCTGCGCGCCGTGAGTTCGTCGATCCGCTTCTGCGTGGCGTTCTTGGCGGGTTTTTCCGGATCGGCCTCGGCTTCCGCCTCTTCAGCGGCCGTCTCGACCTCATCGGCTTCTTCCGCCAGCTCTTTTTCTGGCGTCTGGTCTCTGGCCTCTGGTGTCTCACCCTCTTCATCAGTGACGGTTTCTTCCTCGGCCGCATCGCCCGATGGTGCCTCGGCTTCCTCCGTCGCGGCGGCCGCTTCGGCCCCCGTGTCCTTTTTGCGTTCGGAGCGCACGCCCGGCAGCTTCAGGATTTCGTCCTGCAGGTCGGTTCCCATCTTCTCCGTGTTCAGGTCCCTTTCCGCCGCGGTTTTAATCACGGTGGTTTTCTTGTCCGCTGGCGGCGAAGCCGGTGGCGGCGCGGCGGTACTGCTGGCTTCCGCGCTCTTTACAGGTTGTGTCGCAATCATGGTATTATTCCAAGTGCGACCACGCGTGATCACCGCCTTCACCACCGTCAAGTCACGGGCCACTCTGGTGCCGATTTTACCAAACGGTCAGCGGCTCGATCCATTTGAATTCAGAAGCCAGGAAACCATGAAAAGGGAGCGATCCCATAAATTGGAGCCAACCTTATTTACCCTCTCTGCTTGCAGCTTCGAAGCGAGTCTTTTCGTTATCTCGATTTCAAGAATAAGGTTGGCATAAATTGGCGACACCTGGCCGGTTAGTGAAAGGCACTGGAGAACGCATGATGGGATTTGAACCCACTTGCCCAGTGCGACCGGGCTGTGCCGAGAATCGCCAGACTTGCGTCTGGCTCCTATGCGTTCACCAGTGGCTTCAACGCCGCCGGTGTAGTAAAATGTGAGGGCATAGATCAGCGGGCCTTGTCATCGACCATCTGCTGGTCACCGCTTTTGACTTTTCGGTGAAGCAAACCCTCGTTACAGGCGCTGATCTATATCCTCACAATCCTGCAAAGAACAAAATTAAAACCGGTCTGATTCTTGGCTTCCTGGCTTCTGAATTCAACCTTAAAATTCTCTCAACTCTCAGCTTTCAACCCTCAACTATTCCTTCCCCTGCGTCCTCTTCTCCCCTCCGCGCCCTCTGCGTTCCCATTTCCCTCTCCATTCCGGCCTTCCGCCGTCGTGTTGAGATACCCCAGCAATTCATCACGCAGATCCGTGATCTCCTGGATTCTGCCCGCCGCATGACCCGCCTGGCGCTCAGTCAGGCTGGCATCCGCCGAGTCCACGGCCGCCTGCGCAAACCTCGCCTGGCAGATCTGCCGCAGCGCCGCCACCAGCGGGTCGCTCGAGCCGTACCGCGAAAACACCTCCATCAAATCCTCCCGCGTATACACCTTTCCGGGGTCCGGGTAATAGACGATTTTGACCGGTTCACTCATGGGGTAATTCCCTTTCCAAGACCATGTGCTGGTCGCAATTCGAACAAGCTACTGCGATGCAGTTCGGCCGGTAGTGGTTGTGAAAATTAGGTGCGTTCTTCCAGTCATCCTTTTCCAATATGATGATCTGACCACACCGCGGGCATTCCATGCGTTTACCTGTCCACCATTCGTAATTTTCTAGCTTGCCTGGTTTTTCAATAATCATGGTTTCCTGGCTTCCGAATTAATTCTTAAATTTTGCGCCTTGGCAGCTTTGCGTGAGCCATTCCTATTCCCGGTTTCCTGGCTTCTTGATTAAAAATTCCTTACCTCGGTGCCATCAATTGGCTTTGCCCTTCGTACAATCCCGGCACACCCTGCTGCGGTGCCGTGCCCAGCCGGCCGATCAGCTTGTTCTGATCCTGCGCGATCTGCTGCTGCAGGTACTTCTGGTAATTGATTAGCAGGCCCTTGAAGGTCTCATCTGCGCCCAGCAGCGCCATCAGCTTCGGCGATTGCTGGATGGTCTGCTGCACAGTCTGCAGGCGGAACTGCGGGTTTGTCGTGCCCTCCGGGTTCATGATCGGCTCGATCCCGATCGCCATGTTTGAGACGTTATTCCGCTCCTCGTCCAGCATCTTCTTCGTCACACTGCCCGCCGGCTGGATCGATTGCCGCGCGAGGATCGGGTCTACCGCACGGGCCGACCACTCCGTGTAGGGCGTGCGGTCGAGCGAGCCGCCGGAGTCCATGCTCAGCACCTTGCCGTAGAGGTCCATCTTCTTCGCCACAAATTCCATGTTCAGGTCGCGCGCGTCGATCTCGATCGAGATATGGTAACTGCCGCGCACGTCCTCCGGCGTCAGGTGCAGGGGTGTATCCATCTGGCCGGTCACCAGGTCGAGTTCTTCCTCGCTGTAGAAGACCTGCGCCATCGCCAGCACCTTGCGGAAGACCGCGCGCCACAGCGCGAGGAAATTGTCGATCTCATCCTGTTGGATCAACCCGATCCGGTTCTGGTCCGCGTCCGGCCGCATCAGGCCCGCGTAATGGTCCGCCTCATCCCGCGTCACCTTCTCCATCTCCACGCTGTTCTGCAGGAAATTCGGCATCGTCACCAAGTCGAAGTCATCCATCTTCTGCACAGGGATCTGCGCATTCGGGCCGATCACCATCTCGTAGGCACCGCGGGTGGTCTTCACCTTCACTGGCGGGCTTGCCACCATCTGCACGTAGGCGCCGCGCGCATCGCGCTGGATCTTGATCTCCTGCTGGTGTGTCGTGATCGTCTGCGACATCCCGCGGCTGTCCGTCGTCTGCCGTCCCAGCCGCTCGCGCGTGCGCAGCACAAAGGGATATTCCCCGTCCGGGTAGTCCGCCACGCTCGTGCGCGCCGTGCGGTCCATCATCACGCTGCTCCACACCGCGCAATAGATGCCCGGTATTCCCAGTTCGTTCGGCGCCCGCTTGTAGCTCCACCACACCTCGTAAAGATTGTCCCGCTCGTTGATCGCCCGGCCCGGCCCGGCCAGTGTCACGCTCCACGCCGCCCACTGCCGCCAGCGCAGCGGGTAGGAGAGGACGCTCTGCCCCTTGCCCTTGGCGATGACGGTCTCCACCCATTCCTCATCCCAGCCCAGCGTGTGCACGCGCTCGCGCAGCTCCACGTCCGTCAGCCATTCCCGGCGGTGCACTGTCCGCGCCCGCTGGATATCCATCGTGCCGATCGGGAAAAAGATGTCGTCAAAAAGTTTCAGCGCCTGCACGCCCGGCCGGTTCTGGCGGATCGCCGGCACCGGCAGATCCGCCTGGCCGGTCTTGCGCAGGTCATTGGCCGCACTGCGGATCGCCCGGCCCGATACGCCGGGAAACATCATCTGCATCCACTGCACAAATTCACTCCGGCGCGTCGGGTTAGTCGCCAGGTCGGAAAATTCCGCCATCATCTCCGGCTCCTGCTGATCTGGCCGGTCCTCGGCAAATTCCGGGGTCGACGCGCCCGTGGCGTACATCTCCGCCAGGTCGTCAAAAGTCAACGTGCGCAGCTCGAGAGCCATGTCGCGCCGCCAGCAGGTTTCCACCACCGTCACGCCGGGGTCATCGCCATAGAGGTATTGCGCGGCGAGTTCCACCTCGGTGTCCAGCTCCTCCCGCATTTCGCGGTCGCGCAGCCACACCAGTAACGCCGTGGTATTGGCCGCCTGCGCCTCATCAGCGGTGCCGATCGCCTTCGCCTGCACCATGCCGCGGAAGAACGCCCGCTTGGCCAGGGCCACCTTCTCCTTGATCGCATCGTCGACCAGCGGGATCCGGTTATCCGGCGCGCCCTCAAACGGCAGCGCCTCGCCATCCATCGCGCTCGCATGCCGCCGGCCGTCGGGGCTCTGCCCCTCCCATTCATTGAACCTCACTTGGCGAGCGCGTTCCTGCCTCCACCACACCTCGCTGCCATTGGCCGCGATCAACTCCAACTCATCGCGGATCTCCTTCAAATCATCGTCGTAAGCGCCCTTCATGGTCGTCGGTTCTGTCCGTCAAAAATCGCGCGTCAAGAGGCGTGTTTAAAATTTCCCGGACGCGCAGGCCGGTTATCAGCGGGTGTTAGCTTCCCAACCAACCTCATCCGCCGGCCGGCCCACGCCCCGGTAAAAAGTGTTTCAGTTTCCATTCCTCGTTTCCTGGCTTCCTGCTTAAAAATTCTGCTTCCGATCTCTCAGCCATCAACTCTCAACCCTCAACTCCCCACCCTTCCTTCCACCGCCGCGATCACCTGCGCCCGCACATACCGCTTGTGCTTGCACCCGCCAGGATGCTCCGGTTTGAGCAGCCCCTCGCGCTCAAGCCTCGCCAGCTCCCGCCAGCTCCCCTGCAGGTACTCCAACACCATCGCCCGTGTCAGCCACCGGCGGTTGGGTAAAATAGGTTTGGCTGTCATGTCCCGCTTCGCTCCTTTGCTGCTTGGTGTTCCACCTTCCGACAAAACTTAAACCATCTCCAATCCTTCAGCGAGTGCCACACCCACACGAGCCGCACCCGTTTGATCTCGAAACCTCTCATGGCCGGCCTCAACCTCTGCCAACTTTCCCACGGGTGAAAAATATTGAATTGCTGCGTGTAGTCGAATCTCCCCCTGTCAAGGTCTGTGAAGTTCACCTCCACCAATGGGATCAGGTTTCTCGGCAAAAAATACCCCAGTCCCAGCAGTCCGCGCAACCGCTGCCGCTTGCGCTTTATTCTCGCATTATGCTCTTCCACCCGGCTTCCTGGCTTCCTGGCTTCCGAATTAAAATTTGTATTCATTTCAGTAATACATTTGCTTCTTCGTGCGGAACATCTGCGGCTCCACATACCCCAGCCCGCTCTTGATGAAGTACCGGTCCGGGTCGATGATGTCCTTCAGGGAATCTTTCAATGTTCCCAATCCTGTAAATTCCTTGTACGCTAGGAGGCTCTGCTGGCACTCATCCAGCACATACCATTTCGGGCAGTTGGTCACATCGATCGGCTTGTCCTCCTCGTAATCCATAGCCGATTCGATCATCTCCACCGTTTCCGACACTTGGCTCGATGGCGCCTCCTCCCAGTACATCGGCGGTACTAACTCCGTTCCATCCTTGTCCTTGATCGATTCAGCCATGAGATCAATAATACTCGTGCCCTCATCCTGGTTCACTACGCCCGTCCCACCCATCCGCGGATCGATCAGGCGGCGGATAATCACCTCCGCTTTGCTTCCATCCCACACCTTGTTGACAGGATCCCATTTCCAGCCCTCAGCCTCCAGGATCATACGCCGGTAGCTACCCATCCCGCGCCCTTTTTCCATCCGCTGGGCCGGGCCCGGCCGCCAGTCATGTTTCTTTCCGACCGATTGCTCCTGATCATCATCCA